GTATTATATTAATGATAACTATAAAGGCGGAGAATTAGAATTTCCAGATTATAATTTAAAAATTAAACCTAAATCAAATAGTTTAATTATGTTTCCTGGTAACGAAAACTATGTTCACGGAGTACTTGAGGTTTTAGAAGGATTTAGATACACCTTTCCAATGAGGTTTCAGTTTGCTGGTTCTACATTTTTAGGAACAACAGAACTTCGTGAGATCTATAACCAACAATTGAAATATTAGGACAAAAAGTTGTATCCTAGAGAGTATGGTAAAATAAGTATATGATTATCGATCCTTCTGAAAAAGATGACATTTATTTAAATAATGTTGCCAAAATAGGAGACTCTGAAGAAAATATACAATACATACGAAATGTTTTGTCTGAAGAAGAACATAAAATTATACTTGATTATGTAAAAAATAATAAGATGTGGAGACGACAACCATGGGATTCTGAATCTGTTTTCCATGACGATTTACCAGAAGAAATTGTTAAAATATTAAATAAAGTTTTTACACTTGCCTATGAAAAGTGCACAAATTTATATGGTGTAGAGATCAATCCAGTAGACAAACATAGACTTAATTTAATTAAATTTAGACAAGGCATGTTCCTGGATGCACATGTAGACACGCTGTCAAGTGAAGAAAACCATATTGCAGTAATATATTACATTAACGATGACTATATTGGTGGAGAAATTTGTTTTCCAAAATTTAATTTAAACATTAAACCAGATCCTAATAGTTTAATCTTTTTCCCTGGAAACGAAGGTTATATGCATGAAGTGTCCACAATCTTTAAAGGTGATAGATATAGTTCTACTATATGGTTTCAGTTTACTGGCTCTACATTTAATAAAAATAAAGAATGGTATGGATAAATTATGACAGAATATGATTTTGGAAACTCTGTAGAAAATATACATATTACAGAAAATGTTTTATCTGAAGAAGATCATAAAAAATTACTTGACTATACGGTTAATGTTAAGGATTGGCATACTCAGCCCTGGGGAGTCAAATACTTTAGTTTTGATAAAGGGTTGTCCTTAGAAATTATTGACATATTAGATAAAGTTTTTAGGCTTGGCTTTAAGAAGTGTGAAGAACATTTTAATGTAAAGTTTCGTGTTTTTGACAAACACGAACTTCATTTAATTAAATTTGAAACAGACTATTCCATGAATAAACATGTAGATACAACAGGAGATTTTGCTATAATCTACTACATTAATGATGATTATATTGGCGGAGAAATAAACTTCCCGTGGCATGATTTAAAAATTAAGCCAAAAGCAAATAGTTTTGTTACATTCCCTAGCAATCAGCATTATTTGCATGAAGTGCTTAAAAATACTGGAGAGCGATATTCTTCTACATTGTGGTTTAATTTTGAAGGTTCACCTTATCGTGGAAATATAAATGAATATGAATCTACAGAAAATACAATTCCTGATTCTGTAAGAGAAACAAGATGATATGTCATTTTTAACGAGAAATATTTTAGATGCTTATAGAGAAAATAGCGAAAATAAATGGTATTTAGAAAAATACTTTTCAGACAACAATCATTTAGGATTCTATCCTGCAAATGCTAAAAATTCTGTTGATACAGAATGGAATCAAACTGATTCTCATATTGCAACTATTGATGAACAGAATACTTACAAAATTAATCATCTTGGTCTTCGTGGAGAAATTGACGAAAATGCAACTGCAATAGCATCTGGATGCTCTATAACTTTTGGCATTGGGGTTCCAGAATTAGGAAGATGGACAAACATTTTAGGAAAAAAACTTAATAAGAATATTACAAATTTAGGAAATCCTGGAGGATCCGTAGAAAGTATTTGTACTAATATCATTCAGTATTGTAGGAATAACAAAATGCCAAAAGAAATTTTTTGTTTATTTCCAGATTTTTTTAGAAGCATGGTTGTTGCAGATCACGAATTTTATAAGTCAAGTAAAATAGTACGTGATGATCCAAACAAGCATCAGTTACATTTAACCTTTTGTAATCCAGTTACCCTTTTATATGAAGATTCTTTGTTTATGGAAGTAAAAGATAAAACAAATATAGAAGATTCAGTTTCTCCACACCAATTAATTTTAGATGCTGTAAACTTTATATATATTTTAGAATCATTTTGTTTAACAAATAACATAAAACTATATTGGTCGACATGGGACCTACACACTGATTTAGTTATGACAGAATTAATTAAAATTAAAGATTTTAAATTAAAAAATTTTACTTCTATATTTCAAACACAAAAAACATTACCTATTGGCAGTCTTGTATCTAATAGTTGTAATTCAGATCATGGGTCTGAGTTTAAGGATGACGTTTGTTGGTTTCAAGGATCAGATTATTCTATTATAAATTATAAAAAGGTAACTGACTATGCTCATCCAGGCATTCATGTTCAACAACATTTTGCAGATTTATTTTATAATTTATATCAAAAAGACTCATTGCATCTTTGACTTAATTGACGTTTGGGAGTATAATTAGTATATGCAAACATTTTTACCACAAAGCGATTACAGTGTATCTGCTTACATGCTTGATAATAAACGACTTAACAAACAAATCTTAGAAGGCTATCAGATTCTTAATGTTTTATCTGGTAAATCTCCTACAGGTGGTTGGCGTAATCATCCAGCAGTATTGATGTGGAAAGGTTTTGAGCGAGGCCTGTGGTCTTATATACAGGCTATGATTGCTGAGGCTAAAAGTCGTGGCATCAAGACCGAAAACAATGAAATAAATCTTAACATATTAAAAGAAATGTGTTGGGAAAATTGGGGCAATAATATGCCTGAGTATTTCCAAGATGAAAAAAAATTAATTCGTATTGTAACAACTCATCGTGCCAATTTATTTAAAAAAGATCCGCTTTTTTATTCACAATTTCAATATGCAGTAACAAGTATTAATAACTCTCCTTGTTGCCCTGAGCGCAAACTTCCATGTAAATATTATTGGCCAACACATGAGGTTTCTAATGTTTGACTTTATAGTATTCATAATAGTTATTTTTGTTATCTTTAGTGTTGTTTTTGAAAATATAAGATTAAAAAATAAAAATATAGAGTTATTATTTTTAATGACACAATTAAAGTTGGATAATGAATCAATAAAGAAAAAGGTATTGTCCAATGAAGATATAGAAAAAGATCATCTGATTAATTTTTTAAGTGAAACTAGAGAACTTGCATTTAATGAAATTGAAAAATTGCAAAAAAACATTAAAGAGTTTATAGACATTGCAGATAAAGAATTTAACTATTTTGATGAATATGGAATTTTAATGTCACAATACCCGCATTACAATACTCTTAAAAAAGTATCTGAGGAATATAAAAAATTAAAAAATCTTTTGCCAAATGAGATAAATGATGGACGCTAGAGGAATCCCAACTTGTAGTTGTCCAAATTGTGGATGCGTATATTTTGTTGCTACTGTTCAATTTGACCCCTTAGATTATGAGATAGGCTTGTATTTTTTAGATGGAAGTTGTAAGGAGTGTGGCACGTTGGTAACATTGCCAACCCCATTAGATAAGATAAAGGAGAATGAGTTATGAAAGAGATAGTATTTTCAATATTGACAGGCTTTGGATGCGGAGTTATTTTTGCAGCCTTTAAACTTCCAGTTCCAGCCCCTCCCGTGTTTGCTGGGGTTGCTGGTATAATTGGATTATGGCTAGGTTACGATGCCATAACTAGATTCATATCCTAGGAGGAAAAAATGAAACTTAGTGAACAAAACAAAGCAATGCTTGCATCATACGGACGATCAGTTCTAGGTGCTGCACTTGCACTCTATATGTCTGGGGTTACAGATCCTAAGACACTTGCGTACTCGCTGGTGGCTGCTATTGCACCAGTTGCATTGAGAGCACTCAATCCAAACGATACCGCATTTGGCAGAATGCCTGCACTCAAAGCATTACAGGATGCTTTAGAAAACATTTCAGTAAAGGCTCCTGCAAAGAAGAAAAAGGCTACTGTAAAAAAGAAGTCTGGCGGTGGCGGTAAGCCATCACAAATGCTTTAATAGTATTTGGTTTAGAACAGGGATGGGTAATTGACATCCCTGTTTTATTATGCTATAATTTATATGTACCTGCCCAAAGGGGGGTATAAACGAACTCGCTTAACAAGGAGGAATAATGGTAAGTTCATTTGCATTGGATCTATTTAAGGATCCATTTTTTATTGGTTT